AGGATACCAGCAGTACGCAGTAACTCAAAGTCTAACCTACCTACCTCTTACAGTACTCGGTACTAGGAGTACCTCCGGTATTTCAACAGGTTGGCAATCAGGAGGAAACTCAGGAGCAGACGGAGGCGGTACCCTAGCTGCAGGATATGTATACAGCGGTAGTAAAGAAAATAGTTTTACAACCTACGCATACTATAGAGAGACTTATGCTGCCGGTGATCCCTCACACACCGACTTATTTATCCTGCTAGGGCATCCGAATTGGGGGTCTACATTTGGACCTGTTCTTGCATTAGCAACCCCGGTAGCCAACGGAGGAAACGGATCCTACTTATATACGTCCGGAAGTAGTGTTCAAAATATTCTTGCAATAAAAACATTATTATCTAAAGCATCCGGAGTACAGGTAACAGCAGCAGAAATTCAAACAGTAGTAGACAATTTTACTTTACGTATCAGGCAAGCACTTAACTACTAAGGTTTCCTATTTATAAAGAAAAAGGCATGGCTGATGTAACTATTTGGACCGGTACCAGTACCTTCTTCCCCGGGGAAACTCCATTCGGCTTCTATGACAGCGACACACAGTTCCAAGCTGATGCCGATAAGGTAGCTTCGTTCTGTGCTACCCGTCTGGGATATCCCTTGATGGATGTAGAGTTGCAAGCCAAATCTTTTTACGCCTGCTTTGAAGAAGCAGTAACAACTTACGGCAACGAAGTATTCCAATACAAAGTAAGAGAGAACTATCTCTCAATGGAAGGAGCTTCTTCGGCCGGATCTTTTAATAATACTCTGATTCAGCCAACCCTGGATAGAGTAGTTCAGATCAGCCAAAACTACGGCACTGAAGCAGGTGTCGGAGGAAGCGTAGAGAAGTATTCGGGCCTTTTACAGTTAACTTCTAGCGTACAGACTTACGATTTAGATGCATGGGCTACAGCTCAAGGCATTACCGGAGGAATTGAAATCGTAAAAATTTACTACGAAGCACCTCCTGCAATCCTTCGTTACTTTGATCCATATGCAGGAACAGGTACAGGTATTCAATCCCTAATGGATGCGTTTGACTTCGGTTCATACTCACCAGGTATCAACTTCCTTTTAATGCCTGCTTATTACGACATCTTAAAAGTACAGGCAATCGAATTTAACGATCAAATCAGAAGATCTTCTTACACGTTTGAACTAGTAGGAAACAACCTAACAATCTTCCCAGTTCCTAGAGAGAGACTGGCCATGAGAATTGACTACTTTAAAAGATCAGAAAGAACAGCTGCAGTATCAGGTTCAGGAGCAGGTCTTATCACCAACGTAGGAGAGGTTCCTTACGATAATCCAAGCTATGCAGGAATCAACTCGGTAGGCCGTCAGTGGGTATATCGCTATACTTTAGCACTAGCTAAAGAACTTTTAGGCTACATCAGAGGAAAGTACCAACAGGTACCTGTACCGGGTGCAAACACTACCCTTAATCAGACAGACCTCCTTACTGATGCAAGAGCAGAAAAAACAGCCCTGCTCACTGAATTAAGAGATATGCTTGAGCAGACTTCAAGACGGAACCAGTTAGAGAGAAAAGCTAACGAGGCAGAATTTACTAAAACAACACTCCAGAGTGTTCCAATGACTATCTTTGTAGGATGATTACGCTAGAACAATTATTAAGCGAGGTAGAATTTAGGATGTACAAAACCTACGTCTACGTAGAGTTTAATCCTGAAACAGATATTACTACTATCGCGCAGCTTATCAGAAGCGTAGACAAAGTCGCTGTTGTAAACAACAAATCTAATAAGGAAGACCCTAGACCTAGAGGTCTGCTTTTGATTAAAATTATAACAACTAAGCCTGCACTTGAGACCTTTCAAGAGGTTCAAAAAGCAGCTATGACTTCTATCCCCGATCTTAAAAAGTTTCAATTCTCTGAACGTCATATCGAGCAATCAGAAATATGAGTTTATTCGGAAGCCAAAGAGACTTTGCTCTGATTCGTAAAATGAACAGAGAGATCCTGCAGGACATCGTTCAGCAGGAAGTAGCTTATTACAAAATTTCTCTGGAAGATACTCAAGCTAACATTTACGGAGAATCTACAGAAAAAACTTTTTACGGACCTGTGCTATTCAATTGCCTTATCACCAGAGGAGATCAGACTATGACTGCTGATGAATTTGGAGGTGATTTAACCAGAGAAAGCTCATTTGCATTCCTAAGAGATGATCTAGTAGATGCTGAACTAGTCCCAGAAGTTGGTGATATCGTAATGTGGCAGGAAGATTACTACGAAATTGATAACGTTACCGAAAACGAACTATTCTGGGGTAAAGATCCTTCTTATAATTACGGAAGAAGTTCTGACTACGGCACCAGTATTTCAATCATTTGCAGAGGACACCTAACAAGAGCAGACAAGCTCGGCATAACTAGAGTTAGATAATGGCACAACCTAAAAAAAGAGTACCCGTACCGAAGACTCAATCAGAGTTGACTCGTGAGCAAATCGTACCTTACGATTCGCTGAAGGGTGCTGTGCCTGCGTCATCTAAATCTAAAAGAGAGAATCAAATCTCGTTAAAAAACGATGATGTAAAACTGCCGGTAGTTGGATTTAAAGACATCGATGGAGCAATTATTTACTATTTCAATAACGTAATTAAGCCATCTGTAATTCAAAACGGTAATAAAATTGATGTACCGGTGCTCTACGGATCTCCGGAAAGATGGGCTGCTGTACAAAAGGACGGTTTTTATAGAGACAAAAACGGTAAAATTCAAGTACCGTTAATCATGTTTAAGAAAAGTTCTATCGAAAAGAATAGAAGTCTTGGTAATAAGTTAGACGGTAACGAAGTTAATAACTTTGTTATTTACGAAAAGAAGTATTCGAAGAGAAATATTTACGACAAGTTTTCTGTACTAACTAATAGAAATCCTTCATCAGAGCTTTACGGAGTTGTTGTTCCTGACTACGTTACAGTAACTTACCAGTGCGTGATCTTTACCGATTATGTAGAACAGTGTGATAAACTAATTGAAGCTTTAAACTTTGCTTCGGATTCATACTGGGGGGACAAAGAACGTTACCGCTTTAGAGCGATGATTGACTCCTACACTCCGACTGTAGAATTAAATCAAAATGGAGACAGAGGAGTAAAAGCTACATTTAACATTAAGTTAAATGGATATATAATTACAGATACGTATAATAGAGATAAAGCCAACCTTAAGAAATTTTACTCTAAATCTCAGCTCTTATTTAGCACTGAAACTGTAACTGACGTTAGCGGAACAGAAGTTCAGTCTACGTCTTTTGAAAATAAAGGAGCAGTAAGATTCTACGACGGACAGCTTAATGCAACTCAAACAGTATTACAAATTGTAGAAGGTATGACAGCAGCAGAAATAGTGTACGTTTCTCTAAGAAACGCAGCGATAGCAGATTCTAAGTCTGGAAGTACTGCTACGTTTAACAATAGAACAATTGCAACACCTCCATCCGGGTTTGCTGCAATTACAACCAAGGACTTTGAAGTCTACATTAACGGAAGAAGAGTTCCTGACTCTCAAATTACCTCGGTTACTCAAGTAGGACTTAACATAGACGTTTTACTTGATGTAGCAGGATTCTTTGAGCAGGTTGGTGCAACTTTAGAAGCAGCAGATGAAGTTTTACTTATAGGAAAGTTTAATTAAAATGTCTAGAGTTAGATTAAGAGAATTAGATCCTTCAGGATCATTAAACATAACAGGATCCTTCTCAGTACAGGGTCAAACTACTCTTATTCAATCCGATCCTAATGTTAGCGCTTTAGTGGTATCGGGTGCATTAGAAATTGTAAAAGCAGAGATACAGTCCCAAGTAGTTTCTGCAAGCTTATCCATTCAAAACCTGGGAACACTTGCAGACCGCAGCAGTAATGCTAATATGGATTTAGGCGGATTTTATTGATATTTATATAGAGACTCAAAACAACAACTTAGAGAATGGCACAAAAAATATTATTACGTAGAGGTGGTATCGGAAATATCGGTAGCACTATTGCCGTATCAAAAGGTGAATTAATCTTTGCTTCAGGAAGTACTAACGGAGTAGAGAACGTAGTATTCATCGCTAACGCCGACGGCAACAACACCTTTACCCCGGTTAACAAACTATACACCGGTACAGCAGGAGCAGATACATTCTCTGCAAGATTAAACGGAACACCTTACTACAACACCACCAGCCAGTCTCTACACATTCTCACCAACGGCGGTACAGTTACTCCTCTAGATCTTTCAGGTAACTTAGAAGGTAACACAGTATCGTCTATGACGATTAGTACCCTTACTAATACCACGTTAAACACCGGCACAGTTAATGCATCTGGGGATATCACTGGATCTAACTTGAAGTTAACCGGTAATGCTGACATTACAGGAAATGTTACAATCGGAGGTAATATCACAGTAGGTGACGCAACTACAGACTTTATCAACTTCACCGGGGATATTTCTTCTTCTATTGTACCTGATGTAGACAGTGCTTTTGATCTAGGTAGCGATAGCCAAAGATGGTTAAATATCTACGTAGACAACGTAAGCGGATCTACAGCTAAGTTTGCTAGTACAGTTGATATAGCAGGAGCTACTACCCTAACAAACACTTTATCAGTAGCAGGTCAAACAAACCTAAATGGTAATACAGTACTAGGAGATGCTGCAACTGATACAGTCGCATTTAAGGCTGATGTAAGTTCAAGTATTATTCCTTCCGGTAATGATCTTTTCGACTTAGGAGCATCCTCAGATAGGTGGAGATTCGGCTACTTCGTAAGTGCTTCTATCGACAGTCTACAGATTGGCGGCATTGATCCAACTGCCCAGGATCTTGACGATGTCATGAACAACGGTAACTCCACCAATAATGATTTTGTCTTAAACAATAACGGCAACCAGTCCATCACCCACACAGGTGCTACCGGTAACCTAACCATCTCTTCAACCAACGGAGATGTTTACGTAGAAGGTACTCGCTTTACAGGTAACGACGTAATTGTAGCCGGAAACTTAACCGTAACAGGTACTCAAACCATTGTTAACTCTACTACAGTCCAAATTGGTGATAATATCATCGAATTGAACGCAGTAGGTACTGCTGCTGACGGCGGTATCGTAGTAAGAGATGCGCTTGGCGTCCAGCAGCTTTCCGGATCATTACTTTGGAATGCAACAAATGACTACTGGTATGCAGGAGTAAGTGGATCAACCCAATACAGATTAGCTCAATTTGCAGCCGGTACCGGAGTAAACGACGGATACCTACCCAAGAGCACAATCGACGGTAGCAAGCACTTAACAAACTCTATAATTAGTGATGACGGTACAACTGCTACAATTCACGGTACTATTAGCGGTAGCTTACTGCAGGTAAACACAGGTATTGTAGCAACCGGATTAACAGGAATTATTGACACCTCTTCTAGAGCAATCTTTAGAGATGGATCAAACAGATTAGGAGCTCTTGGAACTACAGACTCAGCAGTAGAAGTTACAACAGTACTTGGCTACAAAGCTGACGGAACTTTCGTAGCAACTTCGGTAATCGACGGAGGAACATTCTAAGGTAATTTACTTTAATTTAAGAGAGCCGGCAACAGCCGGCTTTCCTATTTATTATAGTCTATATAGACAGCTCCGGTATATACCTTAAAAAAGTTCCATTTATATGGCCCAGAACATTAAACTGAAAAGATCCTCGGTAGCAGGTAAAATCCCTACTACTGCCCAGCTCGAAGCTGGTGAAATTGCTATCAACACCGCCGACGGTAAGCTCTATTTTGAGAGAGATGATAGCACCATTCAGACCATTGTAACTACTAATGCAATAATTACAGGTAGTTTAAACATTAACGGGTCAATTACCGGATCAGACGTACAGATTGCAGAATGGGGTTCAATATCTGCATCGTTAGTTTCTATCCAATCCGGAGCAAATAACTTAACGCTGGATAATGTAACTGATAACGGAAGTACTACTACAAACAATATAACAGTT